TGCGATTGTTTTTATTGCATTCAAATTGCTTGAATTAATATGATAGGCTGGATAAAAAGATATTGCTTCACTTGCAGGGAAAGAACCCCATTTGAATATTTAGGAACACAAGAAATAAACGGGAGAAGATTTGATTTATATAACTGCAAGATTTGCTATACTACAAGGGCTTTTAATTTGAGAAACTTAACAACTAAATTGGAGGGTAAAGATGGCAAAGATAAAAATTCCAAAAGATAATGCCAAACACATAAAATGACAAATATAACAAAATTGACAGAAAAAGAATTGAAGGCTCTTGGATTTGACATTATAGAGAAATTGAACTTGTTGCAAAATGATTTAATGGCAATTAAATCCGAGTTAATGAGAAGGAATCAAGAGAAATTGAAGGAAAATAAGAAAGAGTAAGTTTATTAGATAAAATAGAGAAAAAAGACTTGAACGAAAGATTTAAATAGTTTGGATATTATTTTAGATTATGGTTACTAATAATATAGTAAAACCTAATAAACCTACAATAAAACCTAATAAATGTTTTTATTGTGGAAATGAAATAAAAGGAACAAGAAGATACTTTTGTTCTAATACTTGTTTACAAAAATACTGGAGTGGAGTTTATAGCAAGAAGTGGAAAGAAGGGGATATATTTGTTAGAGAAGATGATAAACCAACTGAACAAGATATTGAAAAAGAGAAACAAAAATATCAAGCAAGAAGATTAGCATATAAAAAACTGAATTCTAAAAAAATAATAAATTGTGATTTATGTGGTATTAAATTAAAGAAATCAAAAATTGTTAGACATCATGAAGATTATAATAAACCAGAAATATTTATGGTTTTATGCACAAAATGTCATGGATGGGTTAAAAGATATAATAACTTAAAGAAAAAATTATATTTTGATGAATTGAAAGGAGGTGTTGTAAAGAATGCAGATAAATAGTCCAAATTGGGTTCAATATACTATTCTTGTTTTAGCGGTGATTTTAGTAATTGGAAGTTTTACATGGATGGCTCCTGTTGTTAAAGTTAATGAACAGAAAGTTGATTTATCTCAATTAGATATTCCAACAGCAGAAGAAATTGCCTCTCAAATAGACATAGACAATTCAAAAATAGATGACTTGCATAATGTAATGTTTGGTCGTTGTAGAACAGAACTTAAAGATAATGCAGAAAGTGTAGTTTTAGATGAGATAGATATAGATGAGTTGAAAGAATACATTGAAGACCAAATTGCTGACTTTGATAAATTCACTAAAATTCCAACTTTAGATGAAGATGAAACAGAAGTTACTATTAATCAACTTGGTTATTGCATAGTTTTTGGAGAAGAATTTGGAGATGAAAAAGATGACAAATCAGCCATAGTAAATTTAGTTTATAACTTTGAATACGAAGATGAAAATTCTTATGATGTTCATAAAGATAAACTTTATATTACAGGAACAGTAGATTTTGAAGAAGGAGATTTTGATGACGAAGATGTTGAATTGAGTTATTCACTTTAAGAAGCGATAAATAGATAATTTATTTTTTTATTTTTTTTGGCGGACATGGTGTAACAGGTTGCACAGATTAACAGAATTGCCTTGCTGACGAGTAAGGGTTACCAGTTCTGTTAATCAGGAGCGAGTTCGAACCCCGCTGTCCGCGTTAATATTTCATATATATAAAAAAACTTATTCTTAATTACTCAAAAATAATCAAATTTATATGCCTTTACCAAATCCCAGAAAAGATGAAGATAAAAATTCTTTTATAAGTAGATGTATGTCTAATGAAACTATGAAATCTGAATTTCCTGATCAAAAACAAAGAACTGCTGTTTGTTTTTCTCAATGGAGAAAAGGTAGAAAAAAAGATTCAGAGCCATTAATGACTAAACAATGTATTAATTTTGTTTCTAAACATTATGAAATAGAAAAAGAAGAAGGAACTAAAGAGCGATATATTGAAGTGCCTATTTCTGGATTAAAAGAAGATAGAGATGGAGAAAAAATGTCTCAGACAGCTATTAACAAGATGATTGATTCTCTAAAAAAAGGAATAGTTCTCCATTCTGATCATGGTAAAGGGCCAATAGAATATTCATGGAAGGATATACAAGGAGTTTCAGTTGATGGTTGGCAGAATAATGATTTATTAATAGCAAAATTTAGATTAAATAAATCTCATCCAGATCATGAATTATTATGGAATTATATTCATAAAGAAAAAATGCCTGTTGGATTTTCAATAGGTGCAAGACCTAAACAAGCACATTATGAAAAAATAGAATGAGAAGAATAAAAGTTTATGATGATGTTGAATTACTTGAAGTAAGCCCAGTTGGGATTCCATCCTATCCTGAGGCAATTAATCGAAGTTTAATTAAATCTATAATGTCCAAAATGGCTGAAGAAGAAGTATCAACTGATACACAAACTTCTGATGAGGAAGAAAAAACAGAAACTACTGAAAAACCTGCGGAAGAAACTCAATCTACAGAAGAAAAAACAGAGGAAGGAAAAACAGAAGAAGGAGAAACTGAGGAAGGAAAAACAGAGGAAAAGTCATCAATTATCCAGATGTCAAAAGCACAGATTCAAGAACTTATTACTGGTATTGTTAAGGAAGTTCAAGCAGATCGTAAGGGTCTGGTTGAAAAACAAGAAGAGGAACAAAAAAAAGAAGATGTTGAAAAGATGTCTGCAGGTGAAATAATGCAAAAACTCGGTTTTTTTGATACTAATAAAGGACTTCAAACATGGGGTTAAAATGGCAGACATAAAAAAAGCAGTTTTAGAAGGCACAGACAAATATGGTGGTTATTTAACACCAGAAATTTTGTCAAGAAAAGTCTATGCTATTGTTCAAAATAATACAGTTATGGTTCCTCTGATGGAGCAAGTTAAGTTGAAATCCGATACTACTTATTTGCCAAAAAACACAAAAGGTTCAACAGCTTATTGGGTTGCAGAAACTCAATCTATTACTGCCTCTACACCTGAATGGGAAAGAATTACACTTTCTCCAAAAAAGGTTGCGGCATTAACAGAACTTTCAACAGAGTTATTAGAAGATGCGGCAGTAAATCCAGCGGTTGCTAATTATGTAATGGAACAAATGGGTAAAGATATTGGTTTATCTATTGACAATGAAATCATCAATGGAACTCAGGGTCAATTCACAAATTATTTGAGATCTACAGGAAGTTTTACTAATTCTGTTACATGTGGTGCAAGCACAAATGGTGGAAACATCACATTAGCAAAAATAAGTGATGCAATCAATGAAGGTGAAAAAGATAATTTCCGATATGATGTTTCTATCTTTAATCCTCGAACAGTGAATTCTTTGAGAAAATTAACAGATAGTAATGCAAGACCAATGTTTGATGAAGCAACATTTGGTTCCCCAATATTGAAAGATGGAGCTTTAGGAACTATCTATGGGACTACTGTCTTTGCAACAAACCAGATACATCATACTGCAAGTTATGGAACAGCAGGAGATGCAACTGATGCAATTATTGGAACTAAGAAGAAATTTGGTGTTTATGGTATGAGAAGGAATCTAACCTTCCATAAAGATTATGATATTGCCCATGATTCATGGGATTATCAGGCAAATATGAGAGTGGCGTTCAATATCTTGTATAGTGAAGCATACTGTGTTATCAGAGCAATCTTAGACGATTAAAAAACCTAAATTTTTTATTTTTTTATTTTTTTAATTGGAAATATGGGAAAGTATATTACTCCAGTTGATGTTTGGAATTTTTTAAATTCCTATACTGAAATAAGAGCAGAAACAGCTGGGACTGCGACAGGCAATTCTCAAACTTTTTCTCTTGCTAATAAAAATATTATTAGTGGTTCTACAACAATTTATACTAATGGAACACAGATTACTCAAAGTGCAACATGGGATTATGATGCAGGAAAATTTACATTAACTGCTGTTTCTGGAAGTAGTGTTACAGTAGATTATGATTATGCAAGTATTCCGAATTCTGTTATGACAGATTTTATTACTCAAACTGAAGATAAATTAGATAATTTATCAAGAAGAAAATTTAATATCACAACTGGTAGAACTGAATATTTAGATGTTGATGAAAATCAAAAAACTTTTTTTACAAAATATTATCCTATTCAAACTGCATCAATATCAAGAAATAAAAATCATGAAACAGACACTCCTAACTGGGAAACATTAACAGAAGGATTAGGAGGGCATTATTTAATGACTGATGAAGATAAATTGATTGGAAGATTCAGATTAATTGATAAATTTCCAGAAAAAGGGAAAAATAAAATTAGGGTAATCTATTCTTATGGATATTCAAGTGGATCAATTCCTGCTGTTGTTAAAGAATTAGCAACATTAGAATGTGCAAGAAAAGTTTTAGATAGTTCAATATATAATGCTTATGTAGATGGGAGAGAAGGATTTAGTCCTGCAAGAATTGAACAAATAGATAATCGTATTGAAGAATTGCGAAAAATACTTAAACGAGATGAGATTTCATTAATATAATCCTGATGGGATAAAATAGCTGATGGCAATAAGTAAATCAAATTTGTATGAAGAAGCATACAATGTAGTGAAAGACCTCATTACTAAATATATTTCTGATCCAACTAAAGCATATAAAAGAAAATGGATTTATTCATCAATGCCTGATATTTCCAAGCCAAGATTTAAATTTCCATTTATTATAATAAATTCTCCAGATATTTCTCAAGAAAATAGAGATTTTAATACAGGAAAAGGAAATACTTATAGAATTTTAATTACTGTTTGGAGTGATAAAGAAAGTGAAGTAGATGAATTGTCATCAGACATTCAAGCAACCTTAATTAATCATGAATCAGATTTAAATAATAATAATCTATATAATCCAGAAATAAATTCAAGTCCTTTTAATATGGTATTAGATCAAAATGGAAAAAAACTATATAACAGGCCAATAGGAATAATTTGCAGGGGGTGGATATAAATGGCAAAATCAATGCAAGTAACTGGAATTGCTGAATTAACAAAAAAATTAAAAAGAATAGAATATACAATAAAAGGAATTCCAAAAGAGGATCTTCCACAGGTTGCAGAGCAAGGAATGTTGCATGCCCAAAAAATAGCACCAAAAGCAACAGGAGCTTTAATCCAAGCAATTAAGTTTAATCATTATGGAGAAATATGGATGATTATATCAAAACAACCTAAAAAAAAGGAATATAATTATCCTAATAGTATGCAAAAACAAACTAAACCATTGCCTTATCATATCTGGATTGAAACAGGTGTGCAACCAGCAAAAACAGGAGAAAATGCTTATATGAAAAAAACAGCACAATGGTTATCACAAGTATTATTTTATACAATTGATAATAAAATTAAACAAGCAATCAAATCATAATGAAAGAAAAGATAGACGCTGCGTCAATTAAATTCGGAGAAATAAGATGGTTAATTTAACACAACAAATATGGATGAAACAACCTTATGTTTCCATAGCTCGTATAGATGGAAATGAAATGCAATTTAGATCACGAACAAGCACATTGAATATTACTGGTGATAATTTTGATATTGAAGGTATTGAAACCTTTGGCGGTAAAGTAACAAGAATTGGCTCAAGAGAAGATATAGAAATTAGCATGGATATTTTTCCATTAAGTGCAGAGCATACTGATTTTGATGCTCTATTTTATGGACATACTGGATCAAGTTCAATTATTACTGCAAGTGATCAACTTAAATACAGAATTTGTTTATTATGGACAAATGAAAGCGGAATAACAAGTGGTGCAGAAGCGATAGCAAGCGGTTCTGATGCATATAGAAGAATTTATGCAGAAGGATATATCACAAATATGGAAGTTAGTCAAGATGCTGGTGAAGAGTTAAAAGGAACAATTACTTATAAAACATCACCTGAAGATGAAAATGGTGATAGTAATCGTAAGATTGAATCTTGCACACCAGATGGAACACCTGTTACATTAGGAGCAGTTGCTTCATACACTTCAACAACTAAATGGTAAATTATGAGTGAATGTCAGAAGAAGAAACAGAAATAGAAAAAAAAGAGAAATTTATGAAGAGCATAAATGATAGAATCACTACCAGTTTTAGTATAACCTTTATTCCAGTTAAGGAATTTAGAAGATTTAAAAAATTGGCAGAAGATGAATTTAGAGATAACTATGCAATGACACTTAAATTCTTAATGGATTCATGGGAAAAAAATCAATTTTATTTAGAACAAATTAATTTATTATGGAAAGAAATTCATACTCTCAAAGAAGAGAAAATTAAATTGAAAGAAATGAAGCCAAAAACATTTGGTGAAAATTAAAATGTTAGATATAGAAAGACTAAGAGCAAAGCCAAAAGAAGTGGAGTTTATGGGTGATACTATCAAGATTTATCCATTGAAAACCAAACAGATTGCTGAATTAGGGGAATTACAAGCCAAAAATAAGTTTGCAGATGCAACAATGATGTTAATCAGAGAAACATTTAATAGAATGTTACAGGAAGAACATATTGCCAAATTGATAGAACAAGGCAAAACTCGTGAGGAAGCAAAAAAAATACCCTTTAAAAAACTTACAGATGACGATATTGATGAATTTGATCAAAAAAGTTTGAATGAATTGATGCCTCATATAATGGAAGTTAATGGTTTGAAAATTCCAGAAGAAAAAGACAATCAAAAAAAAACTTCAAAGCAATAATTGATCAACAAATTAGCGGCAAAACATCAACCTTAGATCAAATAATTTGTGAAGGCACATATGCTCTTTTAAGAAACATGCAAGGATTTAATATTGAAGGAATTATGGAAATGCCAATTTCTCAATTCTTTTTCTTACTTGATGGTCTTTCTAAAGAATATAAAGAGTGTGAAAAGAAAAATACAAAAAGGGGGGTAAGGAAATAAATGGTTCAAACTGTTCATGATATAATTATTAGACTGAAACAGGAAGGAATGAATGAGACAGCTAAAGCTGTGCAACAACTTGGGCCTCAATTAAAAAATTTAAAGAAAGGAGAAACAGCTGTTGCTTCTGGAACTAAAATAATGAATCAAGGTGTGCAAAAAGCAACTATTGTTTTTAAACGAAATAAAAAAGGTATCTTAGAAGTTTCAAAATCATTAACTACAAATGTTTCAAATATGAGAAGATTTAGAATGGAATGGTTGTCTGTTATGTTCTTTTCTATGAATGTCTCACGACGACTTAGAGGAATAATGATGGGTTCTGTATCAACTTTAACTAAAATTGCTGGAAAAAATAATGAGGCGGCACAAACTGTTGCCGCACTTTCAGCACAATTCACTTACCTTAAATTTGCAATAGGAAGTGCAATCGGTGAAGCACTTCAACCATATATGCCAATTATTGCTAAATTTGTGGATAAAATGGTGGAGTTTATTGAACAACATCCTGATTTAGTTTTCAAAGGACTTGTTGGTGCTTTTGTAATTTTTGCAGGATTAAATATCGCAGGACAATTAGCTTTAGTAGCAACTGGTTTTATGCAAATTGCTACAAATGCAATGGCAGCAAAAACAGCTGTAATGGGATTTAAAACATTAGGAGCAATAGCAACAGCAACAATTGGATTATATATTGCTTATGGGGGAATAAAAGATATAATTAAAGGAATTTCTGAAGCGGATTGGAAAACAATTTTAAAAGGAATTCTTACAGCAGGAGTTGGTGGAGCCCTTGTAGGTGCGGCGGCGGCGATTGCTCTCGGAACTCCATTACTTGCATCAGCAGTAATTGGAGCAACTGTTGCTGTTTCAATTGGATTAATACTTGCATTTTATATTAAAGATACTAAAAGAATTGAAAGATTAAGAGCAAGAGGTTTATCAGAAAAAGATATAGCTCAATTAAAAATAGAAGAAATATTTGGAATTGATACAGGTATTTCTGGATTTGCAAGGATGCAGAGAGAAGTAGATGATTTTCTTCAACAAGCAAAAAATTCAGCAAATGAAACAAGTGAGAGTTGGCAAAATTCATGGAGGCATGCATTAGGAAAATATAAATTATCTACTCCTTTAGGATGGTTATTATTACAAGTAAGTCAAGAATGGATTAATATGGCTAATGTAGCAACATCTCAAATTGATAGAATTATAGCTAAAATAAATACAATTCCAAGAGAGATTGTTACAACTGTGAGAATAAGGACTATTGGAGGAGGAATTGGAGTAAGAGGATTTGCTACTGGGACAGATTATGTTCCAAAAACAGGAATGTATTTGCTTCATAGAGGAGAACAAGTAATTCCCAACAATATTACAAATAATGTGAATGTAAATGTTTCTGGAAATCAAAATGCAAATGCAATTGCTCAGGCAATTTCAGAAGAATTAAATAAAAAATTGAGGAGGTATATCTAATGGATGTTCAATTAAGTAGCAGTGCAGTAAATTCAGGCATACCAGTTAATCTTTGGGGAACTCAAATAACTCCAGCATATGAAAAAAATATAGATAGTCCTGTTTATATAGGTCAAACAGGAAGTTCTGATTCTATTAGTGAAGTTAATATTGGTTCAAGAGAAAATCCTCAAATTACTGTGGAAGGATTAATTGATGTAGATAAAACAGGTAGTAGTTACCCAACAATAACAAAATTAAAGAATTTTTGGAAAGAAGATACAATATATATCAAGGATAATGTTTTCTTTCCAACTTGGACTAAAATTGCTGTTAAGTCATTAAGATTTAATAGAACTGCTGAATTTCAAAAAGATACAAAAGGAAATATAATAAATTATAATATTACTGCAATTCAAACACTATGAAACACAAATGTAAATTGAGAATTTATAAAAAAATAGGTGAAGATGAATGGGATAGTAATTATACTGAATTAAGTATAACTGACATTGATGCAAATATTGGAATTAAAACAACTAAAGATACTTTCTCTTTTAAGTTGCCAAATCCAAATCAAACAAATAAAGATAAAGTTCATATTGATGATAGAATTCAAATCTTTTTTTATACTGGAAGTTTGAATACAAGTTCAGATTTAATTATAGATGGAAATATTACGAAAATAAGTCAAGATATTAATGAAAGCCAAAGAATGATTTCTGTTAATGGTTCTAATAGAACAGAAGATTTACTAAATATATTAGTTCAACTTTCTTTTAATGATTATCAAAAAGATGTAAGTGAAGTAATGCAAGAAATAATTAATAAAGTCAATAATCAAAACAGCAAAATAAGTGGAGAGGATAAATTCATTTCAACAGATATTCAATCCACAAAAAAAGATGGCAGTGCTTTTCCAAAAAAGATTTTTGTTAGTGCATATAAACCTGCTTATGAATTAATTGAAAGATATTCTACTGATGAATATACTGAAGATGGAGGTTATATGTTTTGGGTTGATTCTAATAATGTTTTTCATTGGACAAATAAAACAACTAATTTAAGTTCAGAAGATTATAAATTTGATGAAAGTCAGGATAACATCAGAAGTTTAAAAGTAGATGAAGGAACATGGGATATTTTTAATGCGGCGATTGTGGATGTAGGCAGAGATGCTTATGGACATGGAAACCATACTTTAGTTTTTAATCAGATTAGTATGGTTGATGTAGGAACTAAATGGACTTTCTTAGATTTAAGTTCTACAACACCAACTCTTTTAACTCAGGAATTTGAAGATCATCCAGCAAAATGGGATACTGGTTCAGATGGAGAACCAACTGGAAGTTTTCCAAATTCTTATCCTTATACTTGTTCATTTTATACAATGTCTGATGCTTATATTGAAGGCACAAGCAGTTGGGTGGTTAATTCTGATGCAGAATTTAATCTGGCAATTAGAAGAACAGCAAGAGCAATTGGAAAGGATAAAGGACAATCTATTTTAAATAAAAAAGGGGAAAAAAGATATAAAATTGATTGTGAATTAAATGGAACAAATGGATATACAATTGGAGAATTAGCAGAATTTACAATTCAATCTCATAATTTAGAAAATCAAAAAGTTAGAATAATGGATATTGAACATTCATTTAATAAATCTGGATGGATTACGGTTCTTCGTTGTGAAGAAGATCCAGAAATTGTAGGAGCATAAATGGGAGTAGGAGATACAATAGGTGAAGAATTTAGAAATACAAGAGATTTTAAAACTGAGAAAGATATTGGCAGCAAGAAAACTGAATTGCTTTTATTAAAGAAAAGAACAATCAGTATTAAAGATAGACATTTAATTGTTAAACAACGAGATACAAGTCAAGATGGAATTTGGGGAAGAGATAGTTGGGGAACAATGAGATGGACAGGAACATATAGTTCAACTTATACTGTTCAAAGAGTTGTTAATCCAAATAGAAAATTTGTTGATAATCTTTATAGCACTACATTTAAAGATACTAATTCAACAGCAACATGGGATGGTTCTGGATCAATTACATTTGATACAACAAGTCAAATAGCTTTAAGCACGGCAATTTTTAAAAATAATGAAACAATCAGTTCTGCTACTTTAACTGCTACAGCAACAGGTTCTGGAAGTTTAACTTATTATTTAAGTGCAGATGGTGGAAATAATTGGGAAAATGTAACTAATGAAACAGAACATACATTCACAAATACAGGAAAAGATTTAAGATGGAAAGCAAGTGGATCAGATAAGGTTATAACTAAAATTGAGATTGATTACTAATATTTATATAGATAAAAATTAATAAATTAAATAATAAAAAATTATTAATAAGATGGTTTTGTTAAATGATGCAAAAACTCAGGTAAGGAATTTTTTAGCAACAGGAAATGCAGATTATCCTAAATATATGTTATTTGGTTCAGATACAACAAGTGCTAATGTAACAGATTCAACAATGACTTCTTTGATTGCTACTGCATCATTTGAAAATGTTAATGTAGGAGTTACAAGACAAGTTAAATATGAAGCAATCTTATTAACAACACAGGCAACTGGTTCAGATATATCTCAAATTGGATTGTCATCAGACACAACAGGAACATCTGGAACATTATTTACTAAAGAAAATATAAATACAATCACAAAAACTAAAAACTTTGATATTCAAGTAATTGAAATATTAGAAATAACTTAAAATGGCAATACCAAATAGCTTCACAAATGGAACTATAGCAGACGCAGACAAAGTTAATGAAAATTTCACATATGTAGATGATAGATTAAGCACTATGGAAGCAGTTTATACAGGATCAGATTTTGATAGTTCAATATCAACAGCTAATAATTCAGATGAACAAAGTTATGAAATGCCAGCCATTTCAAGTGATGAATTGACGGGATTTAATTATTTAGTTATTACAATTACGGGAACTACATTCATTCAAGAAACAACAGTTGCAGCAAAAACTGAAATAAAAATTCAAACTCGAGCTGTGGGGGACAGTTATTCAGATTCATTAGGATATACTCCAACTGTGCAAAGAAATGCTTCTACAGACGCAACTCCTGATTTTTATTTAACAAATACAATAAGGTGGGTTCACACATTAACAAATGATGAGAAAACCAATGGAGTTCAAATAAAATTATTCAGTAAATCAACAGTAGGGAACTCAAACATCCCCGTAAGCTGGACAAATGTCCAAAGCACTGTGGAGGCTATAAAATGACTGGCTATTATAAAAAGAGAGTTCAGATTTAAGAAGTCAATAAAAATTAAAATAGAAACATTTATAAACTCCATTTTCCTTCATATTTTATGAAAATTTTAGAAAAGTTGAGAAAACTTTTTGAAAAAAAGATAGAAAAATATGATTTCTGTATAATATGTAAAAGAAAATTAAGTGGCAGACAAAGAAAATTCTGCTCACCTTATTGTGCTAATAAATACTGGCATAATAAGAATAAAAGATATATTCAAAAATTAGAAATTGAAAGATGAAAATTAAAAAGAAGGCAGACCCAAGACAGCCCGCCAAAGAACAGTATCTTCGTGAAGGTGTTATGGCGCTGGGGGAGTTCTGCCCTCTTATGTTTAGAAAATGAAAACTTTAAGCGAGAAAAGAATATTAGTAGATGAATATTTTGCACATTATACAGAAGAAGATGTCAAACAATTCATAAAAGAGATTTTAGAGGAGATTGAAAGAAGAAAAAAACACCATATGAAACATTTTGATAGGTATATAAGAGAAACAGAAAAATATGCAGATGATGAAAAGCAAGTTGAATATTCAGAAAATCAAGCAATAAAAGAAATGAATATTAATGATGAATTAAATGAATTAGAAGAATTTATTAAACGAAAAGCAGGCAAGGAGCTGGTAGATAATGAAAACTAAACCACAATCTTTAGATTTGGAAGGGATAAAGAAAAATATCATAGATAGAGTATATAAAGAAACAATTTATGAAAATGGAAAAAAATTCTATAAATCTAAAAAAGAAATACCAGACCCCATCATTATTGCATTAGATATTTGTTTTGATGAAATCAAACAACGCCTCAAATCAGCCTGCGAGTTTTATTTGAGATATAAAGACAAGCCAGAATTATTAGAAAAAGAAAATCATAAATTATGGGTAAAAATATCTAATGAGAATAGAATAACAACAGGAAAAGTAACTGACCAATACAACGAATGGCTATTCAAACTTGCATTTAAAGATGTTTTGGAGGAGGAAAAATGAAAACTGAAAAATCAGCCGCAGAACTTGAAATGGAGGAATTACTGAAAAAATGCGAGGACATAATCAATCATAATTATCTAACAATAGATGATGCGAATCAAATCATAAAAGCGGGATATAAGTTATTGATGAAATGCGAGGAATTGAGATTATCAAGAGATAGATGGAGAGAGAAATATAAGGAAATTAAATCATTTAAATTAAAAAGGAATAAAGTAAAATGACAGGAAAAGATAATCCAAAAGCAGGCATTACAAAAAGAGAAACAAAAAAAGGATCAACTGGAATAATTTTGGAAGAGAAATACTTGTCAGTGGAAGGCGAAAATTTATCAAAAGTTAAAAAAGTATTTGAGGAGGAGTGGGAAAAATGAAAGGTTTTAATGAAATTATATTGAAAAAAATCAAATTAATTAAATTAAACAGGAGGGAAAAATGAAAGGAAATGTAAAAGCGATAAGCCAGCAAAACCGATCTGTTTTAATTGAAGATAATTCCAAAGAAGAATGGTATGATATTGCTGATAACGTTAAGTTAGACTATGTTAAAAAAGGAATGTGTGAGTTTTCTGTTGATGAAGAAAACATTGGGCCAAATGGAAATCCAGCATTAACATTTATTAGACATGAAGGCGGACAAACTAATTTATATGCAAGGAATACAAAGAAAAATAGTTATGAAACAGATGAACAAATGAAAAGAATGTCTGCATTAAAATCTTCAAGCAGAATTTATGAAGGCACAGGCAAAGAAAAAGAATTTAAAAAATTAACAAATGAATGCCTAAATTATATTAAAACAGGTAGATGGGAGAATGAATAAAGATATTTTTGTTAAAGCAAAAATAATTAGTAAATACCTGCAAAATATTCAGGAAACAGATAAATCAATTTATGCAGAATTTTCACGGACAGGAATTCAAGTAAGAATTTGGAAAGAGAATAAAAATCTAAAATCTTCCTGCACTTGCAGACAATTTACTTTTAATCAATCTGATTGCAGTCATATACTTGCTTTAAAATATTGGTTAATTAAAAATTCAAAACCAGATGAAATAGATTTATTAGTAGCATGAAAATAAAATGTAGTTTATGCAATAAATATTTTAAAAAAAAGAATAATAGAGGCAGTCCTAAATATTGTCCAATTTGTTTAAAAAAAGTTGAAAAAGAACGAGTAAAAACTTTTTATAAGAAAAATAAGAAGGATTTAACATTAAAGGTTTTGATAAGAAATCAATTAAGAAATCCAACTTGTTGTTTTCAACAAGGAAGTTATTGTGTGAAAAAAGGGATTAGTATTTTAGGTGTGAGAACTTATATTGGAAAAAGGAATAAATGTTTATATAAAGGAAAAGAAAAATTAAAATGTTCTGGATTTAAACCTAAATACCCTTCAATTGTAAAACATATTAAAAATGGATGAAATAGAAATAAAATCAAATACTTGTTGGTTATGCGGTGAAGAAACTGCTCAAAAAGAAAGACATCATGCAATACCTCAATTTTTAAAACCAAAAAAGAATTTATGCATCACAGTTTGTAGAAAATGTCATCAAAAAATAAATTCTTATACAATTCAATCAGTTCCAAAATTTAAAGCAATTGATAACTTGTTAAATAGTTTAAAAGAAGCAATTAAAAAATATGAGAAGAAATTAGATAGATATAGAATATGAAAATTTTATTAGTTTATTTAGAAGAAGATGCAAAATTAAAAAGATGTTTAAATAGCTTGAAAAAGTATTCTCCAGAAATAGAGGTTGTCAAACACAAAGCAGATTCAACTAAAACAAATGTAGCAGAAGAAATATATAATGAATTAATCCCTAAAATAGATGATGATGTAATGATATGGCATCCAGATATGGAAGCAACAGAAGGATGGTATGAGAAACTTAAAAATTATTATTCTGTATTTGATGTTATTGGAGTTAAATTAGTTTATCCAAATGGATTGATAAATCATTATGGTGGATGGTTGAGGCATGATGGTTGTGGAATTCATCCACATCAATATTGCATGGATTTTTGTTTAGAAAAACCAATGGAATGTGTTTATGTTACAGGACCAGGAACTTTAATAAAGAAAAGAGTTTTTAATAAAGTAGGTAAATGGGATAATCAGTTTGATTATTTCATTGATGTAGATTATTGCTTTAGAGCCAGAGAAAAAGGATTTAAAGTAGGAGTAGTGCCAGTAAAATTAATCCATCATGAGAGAGGAGATAATTCAAAAAGATGGAATCAAAAAGAAAATATAAAGCGATTAACAAATTCATGGAAAAAATTCATAACTAAACATCAAAATATATTAGCAAAATACAAATGAAACTTCCAATAAGATATAATTATGCTGAAGCATATTTAACATTAAGATGTAATTTAGGATGTAGTTATTGTATAAATGATAATTCTGGAGTAAAAAGAAACAGGAAAGAATTAAGTGCAGATGAATGGGCAAAAGCATTAAATAGAATAGATTTTGGAGAAACACCTTTAACTCTTGGAGGTGGAGAACCTACATTATATAAAGGATTTTATAATTTATTAGATAAATTAAAGCCAGATATTCAGGTTGATTTATTAACAAATTTAACTTTTAATGTTGATGAATTCATCAAAAAAACTAAACCAGAAAGATTTACTCAAAATAATATTCCAAGTTATAAATCAATCAGAGCAAGTTTTCATCCAGAAAAACACAACCCAAAAGATTTAGTAGATAAAGCAGCTAAACTGCAGAATGAAGGATTTCAAATTGGAATTTTTGCATTAAATCATCCTAAAAACATGATAAAAAATATGGAAATAGCTGAATTAGCAAGAAAAAATAAAATCTATTTCTTTATAAAAGATTTTTTAGGCTGGTTTGACGGACAATTGTTTGGGTATTATAAATATCCAAAAGGATTAGATGGTGATAGAAAATTAGCAGATTGCAGAACAAAGGAGTTGTTAATTGCTCCAGATGGTGAAATTTATAGGTGTCATAGAGATTTGTATCATGCTGAAAATCCAGTTGGACATTTATTAGATGAGAATTTTGAAATTCAAGATGTTTTTAGACCTTGTAAAAATTATGGATTATGTAATCCGTGCGATTTAAAATTAAAAACCAACCGCTTCTTTCAAATGGGGAATTGTAGTGTGGAAATAATTGAAAATGAAACAAAAAAAATATAGGTTATTAAGTATTTGTTCAAGTAGAACATATCCTAAAAGATTAAGAGAAATGCTGAAAAGTTGGAAGCGAACAAGAACTAAAGGATTAAGCAGAATTTTAATTTATATTTGGGATGAAGACCCAAAAATTGAAGAATACAAAAAAATTATAAAAGAATTTAATGATGAAGATATTGAATTTATTTTAGGTAAATCAAGATTTATGACAGAAGTTCTAAATTATATTTCAACAGAAGTTTATCCAGATTATGATTATTATCAAAATATTAATGATGATCATTATTATGTAGTTAAAGGGTGGGATAAAATGATGATTGATCCTTTGGATAAGAATGGAGGATGGGGGATTAGTTATTGTAAGGGAAAAAATGATGCTCATAATCCTAATGCAGAGATTATTTCAGGAAAAATAGTAAGGGCATTAGGTTATTATTATTATCCAAAATTCAGACAATTTGGCATTGAAGGTTTTGTTATATCTTTAGGACAAGCATGCGGATTTTTTTTGGTTTCAGAAGTAATCGAACATAGATGTATTAATATTGGTTATGGAGAAAAAGATGAAACATGGAAATTCATTTATAGTCCTTCAGAAGCATTGCATGCAAGAAGTGCAAGTCAGGAATGGAAAAGCAAAATGGATGGAGAATTGAAAAAGATTAGAGATATAATTGCAACAGAAATGAAAGAGGATTTTAAAAAAGGGGGGATTGAATATAGATGAAAGATGAAGAAGAAATAATCAGGTGGGTGATGCAGGATGAAATTGTTAAATCCAATAAATTAGTTGCTGAAAGAGCATGTAAATTGATACTCAATTATTGGGAAAATCATTTGAAAGAATTAAGAAAAAAATTATTGGAGAAAGTTGATTGGGTATGGGATAAATATTCTGAAACAGGCAAGATGGATGGAGCGAAATTATCACATATTATAAGAGTTTATGATGATGAATTAAAAAAGAAGTTTGGAATAAATGGATAGCCGTATAAAAAGTGCAAGTAAAAGTATTTTCTGGAGAATAACAGGAATTATTATTTTAGCAGTAATTACATATGCCTTTACAGGAAATTGGATACAAACAGGATTAATTACATTTATTCATCATTTCATATTTATTTTTGTATTTTATTTTCACGAGAGAATTTGGATTTTAAATAAATCAATTACAGGATTAAAAAGAAAAATTTTAAAGATGTTTATTTATGAAACCTTTTTAGGAAATATAATTTTAGGTTCAATTACTTATTTGATTACAGGCAGTTGGAAGGCAATGACTGCAATTACACTAACTTATATTGGAATTAAACATATACTTTATATTTTTAATGAATTTATTTGGGAGAATAAAAATTTTCCAATAAAATGAGAATAGTATATTGTTATGTGGTTTGTGATATCCTTCATATAGGGCATATTTTATATTTAGAAAATGCAAAAGCAATGGGAGATTTATTAATAGTCGGGGTTTTAACAGATGAAGCAGTAATGGAAAAGAAACCAAAACCAATATTCTCATTTGGAGAGAGAATTAAAATAATTAAAAGTTTAAAATGTGTAGATTTAGCAATCCCGCAGGTTTCTTATTCTCCAATTGAAAATATTACAAAATTAAAACCAGATATTTTAATGGAAAGTGATAGTCATTCAAAAAAAGATTTAAAAAAAATCCTGAAAACCTGTGAGAAATTAGGAATAAGAATGGTAATTACGCCTTATTATCCTGAACAAAATTCAACTAAATTAAAAAATAAAATTAAAAATGGTAAATGAAAATATGAAAAATGCACTTTTTGAATTTGATGATATAGCAAAAGAGTTGGAAATTACTTATTGTCTTGGACAGGGAACTTGTTTAGGATTTTATAGAGATGGAGATTTTATTAAAGGAGATAATGATATTGATATTGAAATTTGTGTTGATAAAGTAAAATTAAAAACATTGTTTAATAGATTGCTTGAAATGGGATATGAAGATGAAGATGGAATTGCATACTGCAATATAATTTCAGATAAAGATTATGAATTAAATCAGCATTTTAAAAAAGAATTTTCAATGCTTGATATTTTATTTAAATTTGATGGATATAGAAAAAAGTTTCATAAAAAATTTCAGACAATTGAATTTGAAGGAAGAACATTTAATCTGCCTTCTCCAGTTGAGGAATATCTTGAATTAGAATTTGGAAAAGACTGGAATAAGCCAAAAGATTTGAAAAGCAGGGGAATGAAATCATTGCATCCTTATATTGTGGGTAAAGCAATTAAATTTCCAATTATTAATTATTTTAAATATGGTTAAAAGAATGATGGATTCTACTAAGATGATTTATCATTTAGATAGAGTTAAAGATTTTTATGAGAAAGGAAAAAAAGTATCTCCTATTTTAATCAATATTGGAGTTACTAAAATGTGCAATTTAGATTGTTGTTATTGTTTTGGAGTAAAACAAGGTAGAGACCAAAAAAGCATGATTCAAAGAAAACCGCTTTTAAGATTATTTGAACAAGCCTCAAAATTAGAGATTAAAGCAATGGAAATTATTGGAGATGGAGAACCAACTATCAATCCTCATATTTATGATGCAATGGATATTGGAAAGAAAAATGGATTGGATATGGCTTTTGGAACTAATGGTATTCTGCTGGATACAGATGAAAAAAGAGAAAATATATTGAGAAATTGCAAGTGGATGAGAATTAATTTATCAGCAGGAAATAGAGAACAATACAAACAAATTCATAGGCGGGATTATTTTGATAAATTAATTAAAAATATTGAAAGATTAGTTGAATTGAAAAAAGAAAAAGGATATAAATGTGATATTGGATTGCAGGCTGTTTTTGTTCCAGATTTAATGAATCAGCATATGTTGGATGAGAGTGATTTGGCTGTTAAATTAGGAGTGGATTATTTTGTAATAAAACAATGCAGTCTGCCTGAAGGCAATACAAAAGTAGCAGATGTAGAATTTGATGTAAATAGATATGATGATGAAGATATTCAAAATCTTTTAAAAAAGTGCGAAGCAAAATCAACTGATAAAACAGAGATTATTCCAAAATATAAAGCAATTAGTCTGAAAGGAAACAGGCCTTATGACCATTGTGTTGATGTTCCTTTTCTATTTCAGGTGAGCGGGAATGGAAAGTGTTATCCATGCGGTTATTTATTTGGTGATGAAAGATATGAATATGGAGATTTAAATAAACAAAGTTTAAAAGAAATTTTAGAAAGTGATAGATATTGGAAAATTGTAAATTATATGATTAATGAATTTGATGTTCATACACAATGTGCAGGACATTGTCGTCATGACAGTTCAAATAAATTTGTTTGGGATTATTTAAATAAACCAGAATCAATTAATTTCATATGAAAAAGGAGTTAATTAAGTTTGAAAATAAAGTAAAAAAATTATTTGAAAAGGGAAAACTTCCTTATCCAATTCATTTTTGCGGGGGAAATGAGGAGGATTTAAGCATAATTTTTAATTCAATTAAAAAAAATGAATGGGTATTTACAACTCATAGAAATCATTATCATTGTTTGTTGAAAGGTATGCCTAAAAAAGAATTATTGGAAAGAATTAAGAGGGGAAGAAGTATGAATGCTTATTCTAAAAAATACAAAATATTTGGCAGTTCAATTGTAGCAGGAAATTGCGCTATTGCAGTTGGTGTAGCTTTGGCAATTAAAAGAAAAAAGAAAAAGGAAATGGTCTGGTGTTTTGTTGGTGATGGAGCAACAGATGAAGGGCATTTCTGGGAAGCATTAAGATATGCAGAAGGACATGATCTGCCTATAATTTTTATTGTAGAAGATAATGGATTGGCTGTTGATACTCCGCAAAATGAGAGATATAATTTAATAAAAGATTTGGATAAATATAAAAAAGTTTTTAGATATGAATATAAAAGAAAATATCCGCATGTTCAAACAGGTAAATGGGTAGATGCTTATATGTGAAATGGATAAAATGAAAATTAAAAAAGAAATGGAAGAATTGGCAAAAGATAAAAAAGTTGTTTTTATTGGTTATAATTTGAAATATGGAAGCCAATGCTATGGAAGCTTAAAGAACATTCCAAAGAAGCAGATAATTGAAATGCCTGTGGCGGAAAATCTAATGACTGGAATAGCAATAGGGATGAGTTTAGAAGGATATAAGCCTGTTCTAATATTTGAAAGACACGACTATATGTTGAATGCATCTGACCAATTAATCAATCATTTAAGCAAAATAGAGCAGATGAGTGATGGAGAATTCAAGCCTCATGTAATTATCCGTTCAATTTTAAAAACAAAACCCTTTAAACCTGATGAAACTCATATTCAAGATTTTACAGATTTTTTTAAAAAACATTTAAGTTTTCCAGTTAAAGAATACGAGCAGGGCATTTATTTGAAGGCATTAAAAGAAAATAAATCAATTATGGGGGTTGAAAGATGGTAGATGATTTTGAGCAATTTGATGACAAACCAGATAGTGTGAAAGTTTCAAGAACAGCAAAAGGCACAGCTACTTGGGAAATTAAGATACGGTCAAAGGATTTAACAGATCCTGAAGAACAAGCCAAAGTTGAAAGCTCAATTGAAGCAATCTGGTTGAAATTGAAATCTAAATTTCCTACATAAAAAATGATTGATTGGAAGAAAAATAATAAGATTAGTTTGAGAAATTTTTCTGAAGCAGTTGATTTTCATGATGTCGTGAAGACAATGATTGTCAGAATGTTGAGAAGAAATTATCCTGATTCTCATTCTGTTCCAATTTATACAGAATTTAGAAAAGACGACCCAAATAAAACATATCCTGATATTTGGATGAGAATTAAAAGCAATATAATAGTTTGGGAAATTCAAAAAGAAATCACTAAAAAGTGGTTGTCAAACATCCAAAAAAACTATGAAAATGTTGATTTAATCATTGTTGATCTAAAAAAAGTTGAAAAACAATGGAATAAATTATTAAAAAACAAAAAGTATATTAACCCTATTGACTTATTAAAAGAAGCACTTGCAGATTATATAATATGAAAATTCCTAAAAAATACGGCTCTAAAATAATGAATTGGAAAGCAGAAGGCTATTCTAATCCTGAAATTGCAGATAAATTAAATATTCTTGAAGAACAAACAAAATATACTGAAAGAGATGTCCGATATTTTCTTGAAAAAGCAGACATAGATGCCAAGCAGTATTATGCTAAAAAAGGAGAATTAGAACAGCAGAATGCACGGAAATATTTTGATACTCTTGATAGAATCAATCAATTAAACAAGTCTGTCTGGGAAATCTATTATCCAACTTTAGAGCTAATCAAATCATTTCAAGAAAAACTCAGAAAGGCAAATAATTTATCTGAAAAGGAAGTATCCAGTTTGTCAAAATTATTGAATGCATTATCAGCTCAAACTAAAAATCTGCTTCAAATAATCGAACATGTTGATAAAATTCTTGGAAAAATATCCAATGAAAAAGTAAATATTACTTATAATATTCAGGATTTAAGCAGAAAAGTAGTGCAATATGCAAATATTCTGCAGAAAAGATTTGGATTAAAAATTCCTAAGAAAAAATTGAAAGAAAAATACATAGAATAATCATAAACAAAACATTTAAATACCTTATTCTCATTATTATTATGCCACACCTCTGTTTGGTTGGTAATGAAGAAGAAAAATTCCTTCAGAAATCATTAAATGAAGCAGACACTTGTCAAACATGTGAAAAAAAATAGAGGCGAGGTGGCACCTCTCTCTTGCAGGAAGAGTAATATCCTGTCAGTAGCTTGATACTGAGATTAAGATAACCTGTCTAAGTCGTCAGTTGTCATCAGACAGGCCTTAAAAATAAAACGTATGCTTACGGAATAATCCAATAAATATATATCTTTCCAAAAATCTGAGGAGTAAGCTAACTCAGAAAAATCAGGAAGATATTATATTTTTTTGGCATTATTCGCCGTGACAATGTCATGGCTGTCCTAAGCCATACCCGTGAATATGCTAATAATACTAAAAAATATATATAATATAAGTAAAATAACAATATTATAATATACCTTTATTTTTCCAAATGAAATAAAGGTCATTGAAATGAAATATCAGATAGTTGAAATTAAGTCTAAAGATAAAGAAGGAAATTATTTAATTCAGAGATTTATAGATACTGATCAAGGCTTAATTCATCTTCCAATTAAATGGGAATATATTGAGCAAAAAAAAGATGAAAATATAATTAATATTAAAACAATTGGAGAAATAGATTTAGAATTGCCTTATATTTCAAAAGGAAAATTAAAACCAGTTGAATATAAATGAATGTAAAGATATACGGCTTAAGAAGGTCTGGGACAAATTATATCGCAAGTTTGTTGGAAAACAACTTTAAAGATGATGTTTTAATTCATATTGGCTGTTCTAAACATGATATTCCTCAAATTTTAACAAAAGAGAAAATTCAAAAATGGATTGATGTTAGAAATTGTCATCAGACACCCTAATCAAAAAAGAACACTTTAAAGACATATATCAAATAGATAGAGTCTTAAATCAGGAAACTAAATATATTTATATATATAAAGATATTTTCAGCTGGTTATGGTCTTATAGAAAATATTCAAGATTTAATCTTAATCATCCATTTGAACCCCCTTTAAAATTAACAGAATTCAGCCAAAAACAAAAGATTAGGCAGTTAGTTGATAAATAACTTCACATATTTAAAAAAAGCACGCCAGATTGGCTGTATTCTAATCAAATATGAAGAACTATTAAAATCGCCCTTTAAAATATTAGAAAAATTAGAAAAAAAATTTAAACTCACTAAAAAGAAGAAAAACTTTCAAGATAATGAATTCTATATTGGAGCAGGATTTACTCAATCTAATGAAAGATTTAACAAATCCTTTTATTTGAAAAAAGAATATTTAAAGGATTATACAAGAGAACAAGTTGATTTTATCACAAATCTTCTAAATAATTATTCTTAAAACTTTCTTCAATTGAACAATCGTTAGAAAAGGAATAAATGTCAATCTCATCAGGCATACAACCCTGAGCAATCTTCTCACTCAGCCAATTAACTAATTCCAAATATCTATTTCCAAACTTTTTCTTAATCTCTGGATTATCATTTAAATATTTGATTGCTATATCTCTTTCATCCTGACTAAACGTTTTGTTTTTATCTATTTTTTTCAATTCTTCATATCCAAAATCCTGAAATTCAGGATTTATCTCTCTCCCTCTTGATGTAATAGCAATATATCCTTTTTTAATTAAATCCGGCTCAATCTCATATTTGATATAATCTTCGCTTTTTCTTAAAAATAAACTAATTATACGAACTCCAACTTTTTTATGTTTTTTAACGATTTCTAAATATTTTTCCTGCAAATCAGACAAACCAGAATATAGATTAATTTTTTTTAATCTAAATACTTTTTCTAATGTTTTCAAACTATAATCCCCATATAACTGCATCATATTTAATAGATTATTCAAAATACGAATATTTGTAGAAAAATTAAGCAAATATTCACTAACCTGTTTATTGCATCCTTTTTTTTCAAGCAATTCCATTAATAAATCCTTATCCAATTCGCTTAATTCAATCTCTTGAAACCTGTTCCGCAATGGTTTTGATAATGCCTGCGGTTCAGTTGTTGTTGCAACAAACATACAATCCAAAGGAACAATTTTCCCATCTACTGCTAATTCTCCATCCTGTATTGCAGGATATATAATTTCAGAAGTTTTTGTATTCCAAGAATGGATTTCATCAATCAAAACCAAGCAATTCGGCTTTAAATTGCTTAAAATATTAATAACTTTCTCACTTCTCATATTCCCATTCAAATAGATGAAAGGACGCCCTGTTTCAACACTTAACATTCTCCCAGTAGAAGATTTTCCAGTCCCTTCCTGTCCAAATAACAGCAGATTAATATTTTCTTTTCTTGCTTTCTGAATTATCAATCTTAAAATCTCCTTGACATTTTCCTCATAGATTAAATCTTCAAATTGAGGGGCAGTTAATTCTTCTCCAATAGGAGCAATTTTATTGATCTCCCCTTTTTCTTCAACTTCTATATTGAGGTAATCTTCCTCTAATTTTTCAAACATTTTTCCACATTTTTACAGCAGATGGACTATTTTTCTTTTCACCTTTTAAAAATCCATTAAAACCATTCCAAAATAACTTTTCCTTATCAGACATCTTTTTCCATTCTCTTAATTTTTTATTATATTTTTTTGATTCTATTTCTTTCATTTCTTAAAATGTTAAGCGATTATCAAATTAAAAAAAAAGAAAAAAAATAAATTTTTTTTAGTTTTCTCTCTTTTTTATTATTTCTTTAAATTCCTCAATAGCATCTCTTTTCAAATCCTCGTCCCAACTCTTATAAATATCTACCCAAATCTGCTTATCAAACCAACTTAAACACCATTCTTCCCACTCGTCATCTGTAAGTTTTTCAATTAGTTCATTAAACTCAACTTCTACATCATAACCCTCGTCGCAGTTTGTTAAAATTGCTTTTTCTATCATTTTATATATGCTTTTAACAATTCTTCTTCATTCACTCGTTTAACACTGCTCTCGTATGCTTCATTTCGTTGTTCCTGTGTCATATAATCTTTTAATAAGTTATTAATTTCCTCATCTAAATTACCCCAACCCAAAACCATAACTAACCAATTCTTATAAGGACAAATAAAAGAATTATACAACTTAAATCCATTTCCATTAGTGAAAATACACTTTAAAACCTTTCCTTTTTGAATTAACTCATCTCGTAGTGGCTCACAATCAACAAGATAATATTGTTCAATAATCATTCCCCGCATCTCACTTAAATCAACTAAATCTTCTTCTGTGTAATCAATATATTTTGTTTTTTCTAATTTTCGTCGTGGCTGTCCATTTACCAAATTGAAAACATCAAAACATTCATTCCCCTGTTCATCAAAATATCTCTTCCTGCCTCTTCCTTCAATTTTCATCTTTAAAATATTGCCTTTTTCATCACAATAAGGAAAGGATTTTCTTGCTTTCTCTATTTTGTTAATTCTTGCTCTATATTTTCCAATCTGTATTTTATTCCAACTTGCCATTTTACTTTTTTTCAACTATTGAAAAATTTTCTGAAAATTCTTTAATCCTATTCTCTTCTTCGTTTGCGATTTCTTCTTCAACTTCCTGCAATTTTTTAATCTGGTGAGCAATTTCTTGTTTAATTAAGTGGTGTTGCTGTGTAGCACCCAAATCCAAAAGAATTTGAGCAAATCCCTTTAAATTCCCTTTAACATACTGACAAAATGCTTCTTCAACTTTCTTTCTTATCACTGCCATTTTTAATAAGATTCTCACAATCTGAACAAATCCAAATTTCCCTGAGAGTTTCTCCATCTATTATAGAATGTTCTGCCTTGCAATTTCCACAAAATTGGCAATTCATTCTAAATCTGAAATGTCCGTTTGCAGAAGATTTAAACTTTGAAATCTATGTTCTTCAATTCTTTCTAAAATACGATTTTTCAAATCAATTGGAATGTCTGCACTGCTCGTTTCTTTTTCTAATTGTTCAAACCTCTTTAATCTGTCATCTATTTGGTTGGTAGCAATCGCTTCTTTAAACTTCTCTTTAATTATCTCTAACATTTTTTTACCTCCTTTCAATTATTTTAATATCCATTTTATTTTTTGCCCTTTAAATTTATTTAAATTTAATTCAACATTACAATCAAAAAAAATTTACAATCAAAAAAAATAAAAATCTTTTCTTATTTTATCTCTCTATGATATTCTTCAATTTTCTTTAAAATCTCTTGTGCCTGTTTCTTATCTATTGTTTCATTATTTAATTTTTCTTGTAAATACTGAAAAAAGTCATTATCTATAAGTGCCTGTTCCAGACAACAATAAGCGGAAGTTACCAACTGCCTGTTTAAACTGCTGTTATCTATAAGTCCCTCGTCTGCATATTCTAATAAATTGGTTTCTTCTATAAATTTAAGGGCTGTTTGGTTGTCTTGTGGCGTGTTGCTGTCTATTTCTTCGTGTGCTATATCCCAAAAATAAACTTCTCTCTCTGTCTCTATGTGTATAAGTTCGTCCTTTACTCGCTCTAAAATAGCATTTAAGGTATTCTTTATTATTTCTTCTGTTTCCATTCTTCTTTACCTCCTTTCAATTCTTTAATTATGCCTTTTATTTTTAATTTCATTTTTTTTAAACATCAAATTCCCCCTTTAATTTAGAAAATTAACAAAAAAATAAATAAATATAGTCATCTTTTTAGTTTTCTACTCTTGGAGCGATTATAATCCTGAAAAACTCATTTTCTAATTTAATCGGGAAGTCATCTAATGAGTAAACTTTTATGGATTCCCCTGATTCTTTTAAAATTTTAACTGCCTTTTCAAGATATTCTGCGGATATTTTAACCCCTGTTTTAACTTCCCGATTATAATCAAGAGTCGGATCTTCTCTTGCGGTGTCTTTATCAATAAATCGTCTTAAAAGTTTTTTTGCGTAGTCATTAAGTCCAGTTATACAACAAACATTTGCATCATCAAAAACAGCATAATCCCTGTTTAATACTTCCTCTTCTGTCGGATTATTCTGCTGAATCTCAAAAATCCTGTCCAGTGCTTTTAAAACTTTAACTTCCTGTTTTAAATCTAATTCCATTTTAAACCCCCTTTCAGTTTTTTGAATATAAACCCGCCATTTAAGGCGGGATATTTTAAAAAAGCGGTGAGTTTTATTTTCATCTGATAATCCCCCATTTTAGTTTTGCAGTTTCTGGATAATCCTTCTTAATATACTCCTTCACTCTTTTATCAATTCTCTTCAATCCCCTATTAACCGCCATCTGTGTTCTGATTGCTATATGTCTTTTACTTCTTACCCTAATCTTTCTTTTGATTGGAATCTTATAAGCCCTCATCACCTCAAAACTAAACATTTCACATAAATACTCCTGCAAATACATAGGTTTGACTTTTGAGTTTACCTTATGCCCTATTTCGTGGAGCCCAACTTGTAATCTCTCAGCATTAATAGGTTTTGAAATATACGCCTTATTCTTTGATTCTGAATATCTTCCAGTATTTGACTTAAAGAAATACTCAAAATTAACTTGATTCTCTTTTGCAACTTTCTCAAAAATTTCTATATATTTATTTGTCATTCTATTAGGATATAATTCCCACCCCCCAACCAATTTTTATAAATAATAAAAGAAAAAAAGGATAAGAAAAAGAATCTTATCCTACTCAATAAGGAAGGTTTATATAACCTTATCTTATTCTTTCTAAGTGCCTCACACACTCTTTTATTTATTGCTTTCATATCTCTTATTATGAAAAGGTATTTATATATTTTTCTATTCTGTTTTTTTTGAGTTATTCGGTTATTCTCGTCGGACAAAGAGTTTTTTTGTAGTTATTAGAGAATAAAAACAAACATCTTATAGTTATTGATTAATCCCATTATTAGAGCAATATGTTATATATGTTTGGATATCTATTATTGTAATGGAATATATCCATTACCATAGTCCAGCCCTTCTCTTTTTCTTTTTGAATCGTCATCAGACAGGCACAACAAAATACATAATAAATTATACTTCTTTCTTTTTCTTATATTCCCTTATGTCTTATTATGTTTTATTATGTTTTATTATGCTTTATTATGCCTTATTCAATCGCACAATAAGAGATATTTACAATAAGGATATGATGTTATTCCAGTAAGGGTATAATCTCATTCCAGTAAGGGCTCTCTTATTGGAATAATACTTATATTATAAGACAAAGGATTATAGTCATAACTCATAAGTATAAGAGGATAATATAAAGGTTCCATAGGAAATGGGGATATCAATATTTACAAAATTCATCTCTTATTATTAATCCATATGGGCGGGATATGGGGGATTTTTAGTTTTATTTCTCTTATTTTGCTATACCCCTGCTTCTTGTGGAATAAAAATATATTTTTAATCAAATTTATAATCATATAAGAGAAAAATTAATTATAAGGGGGGGGCTTATGGTTTTAGATAAAGGGAAAGTCTATAACAAACGACCATATTATTTATACCAAATTTTCAATGAAAACTATATGATTTATAGTTTAATGTTGAACTATTTATAGTTAATTCCTGTCTGATGACAACTAAAATATTTAAATGGTAGGACATTACTTATTCTATGGCGATAATTTTTGAACATCAATCTCCGGAATGGCAGGAGAAATTCAGACAACTCATGCTGTGTCAGGAGAATATGACTCGTTATTGTAAATTATATAATTTAAAATATCCCAAGAAAATGATAAATTGGGAGAAATTAGACAATGAGGCAAAGCAAGCAAGTTTAAGAGAAATAGAAACATTTATAAATGAATAAAATATGTAATATTATGAATCATCCAGAAATTATTAAAAAATATCTCTTTGGGCAGGATAAGAAACTTCAGTTCTGCGGCTCCTGCATGGCTGTTATCATTCCAAAGGTTTTATTGAATGTCTTCAATATAGGGCCGGACAATAGAGAAGTGAGTGTGAGAATTACAAAAGAGGGAATACTAATATGCCCAAAAAATAAATAATATGCCTCAAGTAACAATTACATTAAGTCCTGAAGCAAATTCATTTGCAGAAAAATATTCTAAAGATACAGGCAGAACTAAATCAGGATTCATTGATTGGTTAATTAAAAAATTTAAGGAAAAAGAAAAAAAAGATTTTATTAGAAAATGAATGATGAAATTCAGTATATTCAATTGGCAATCAAATATGCAGATTTAGTTAAAACTACTCTTGGACCTAAAGGGAGAAACAAGCTCGTTAAATTTGATTCTAATTTATTGGTTACTAACGATGGAGCCACAATTATGAAGTCAATTAAAACAGAAAATCCAATAGGAGATTTATTTAAAAGACTTGCAGTTAGTCAAGAGCAGATTGCAGGTGATGGGACTACTACTGCGATTGTTCTGGCAGGCAGTTTATTGCAGAATGCTATGGATCTCATTAAGAAGGGAATGCATCCAAGCAATATAATTAATGGATATAATTTGGCTAAAATAGCCAGTTTAAATATTTTAGAGGAATTAAAATTTGAAGGAGAGTTGGATCAGATTATTCAGACATGTTTGGGAAGCAAGGTAAGTCAGGAGATTAGAGAAAAAATAATTGAAGTCCTAAAATCAGCTCAAATAGATTATCAAAAACTTAGAATACACAAGCAGGACAATCAAAAAAATAATGTAGAATTAATAAATGGATATGGATTGAATGCTTTTGTGAGAAATGAAAGAATGCCCAGTGAAACAAAAGGAAAAACATGTCTTTTGGATTTTAAAGTAAATTTGAAAACAACTGAGCAGTATAATTTGAAAGATGCAGATGAATTGGAGAAGCTTGAAGATAAGGAAAAAAAATTTGCCAAACAAATAGTCAATAATCTGAAGAAAGCAGATATTAAATGTGTTTTTTATACAGATACCAGCAGGGAATTTGAAGCATATCTAACTAATGAAGGAATTAGCGGAATTCTTTTAAGAAAAAAAGATGATATAGACAATATTTCACTTGTTCTAAATAAAAGAGCAATTCCTGATAATAAGGTTGATTTCGCTCAATATGCGGCAGAAGCTGAAATGCAGTCAAATAAAGGTTCAGTTAAATTAAGTTCAAAAAATTCTCAAATTAAGACATTAATTATTTCAGGACAGACACTTCAAATATTAGAGGAAATTCAAAGGGCATTGGAAGATGTTGTTACAATTCTAAAGCACGGCAATGAAGTAGTAGTGGGGGCTGGAGCCATAGAAATGCAGATTGCTAAAAAAATCAGGGAAATAGAAGTGAAAGGCAAGGATCAGATTAGTTTTCATAAATTTGCCAATTCATTAGAAGCTATCCCAATGCAGATTGCTGAAAATTGCGGCATGGACAGCTGGCAGTTGATAACAGAATTAAGGGCTCTTCACAAAACAAACCAAAATATTGGAATTGATGTTAATAATAAATTAGGTTATTCTGATGCTAAAAGCAGGGGAATTGTAGAGCCTGTAATGGTTAAGATTTATGCAATTGCAAATGCTGTTGATGTTGTTAATTTAATTTTAAAATTAGATACAATTTTAGTAGGAGAAGAAAAAGAAAAAAAAGATAAAATATAACTTCAAAAATGAATAAAATAATCTGGCTGACAGGGGAAAGTGGAAGCGGCAAAACCACTCTTGCCTTAAAATTGGCAAAAGAATTAAATGCAATTATATTGGATGGAAATGAAATGCGGGGAAGTATTTCTGTCGGGGCGGGATTTTCAAAAGAGGAGAGAGCGGAACATAATTATAGGGTGGCAAGATTAGCAAATGTTTTATCTAAACAAATGAATGTAATTGTTTCTGTAATTGCGCCAAGCAGGGATGTTAGAAAAAAAATAGACAAAATTTGCTCTCCTATTTGGATTTATGTTAAAAGAAATTTGCCGAAAAGAAAAGGGCATTTTTATGAAGAACCGAAGGAATATATTATGGTTGATAGTGATAAAAATACAGTTAAAGAAAATCTTGCTAAAATAAAAAATTTATTTGGAGATAGTAGAAAATTTTGTTTATTTATTGGAAGATTTCAGCCATTGCATGAGGGGCATAAGAAATTATTTGATGAAGTTAGAAGAGAAGGAAAGAATATTTTAATTGGAATAAGAAATACTAATATTGATGAAGAAAATCCTTATTCTATAGATGAAAGAATTAAAATGATTAAAGAAGAAGTTCCAGATGCAGAAGTTATTGTTTTGCCTGATATTGAGGCTGTTTGTTATGGAAGGAAAGTAGGTTATGATATTAGAGAAATTAAATTGGAAAAGGATATTGAGAAAATATCTGCATCTAAAATTAGAAAAGGAAAAAAATGAAAGTATTATTTTCAGGTGCGGTGTTTCATCCAACAGGATTTGGGAAGCATTCAAGAGAATTAATTAGAGCAATTAAAAAAAAACATGAGATTCAGATAGATGACTTTTATATTCCCAGAAAAGATATTAATGTAAAAGGATTTGATCAACTAAATAATTCAATTATTAAAGAACTCAAAGATATAAATCAAACAATTACAATAATTAATGATTATCCTCACAAATGGGAAAAAGGACATGGCAGAAGATTTGCATTTTTAATTCATGAAGGAAGTAAACTGCCTGATATTTATATTCAAGCAAGCAGTCAGTTGGATGGAATTTTTGTGCCAAGTCAGGCAACTAAAAATTTGGCTAAATGGAATGGGGTTAAAGTTCCGATTTATATAATTCCTGAAGGAGTAGATCCTGATTTTTATTATCCACAGAATAATTCTAAAACAGGGGATAAATTTAAATTTTTATTTATAGGAAGCTGGACAGGCCAGTTAATTGATAGAAAAGGAGCAGGACTTGTAATTAAAGCATTTAATGAAGAATTCAAAAAAGAAGAAAATGTAGAATTAATTTTAAAAATCTCAACATTTTGGGCTCCTAAATTTGATGTCAATCAGGCAATCCAACAGATAATCAGGAAAGAAGATAATAGAATTAAATTTAATCAGGATGCTATCACCCCAGAAGAAATCAGGCAGTTATATTGGGATGCTGATTGTTTTGTCATGCCTACACAAGGAGAATCATTTGGTTTGACAATTTGTGAGGCAATAGCCTGCGGCGTTCCTGTAATTGTTACTAATGATAAAAATTCAGGGCATATGGATTATACAAAAGATTTTGTAACCTATGTAAATTGGAAAGAATTAATTCAGGGAGATTTAAGATTTTTTCATCCAGATAATAGATTTCCTTTAATTGATTTAGAAGATTTAAAGAAAAAAATGAGAGAAGTTTATGAAAATTATGAAGAAAAAAAGAAAATTGCATTAAAAGGAAGCGAGTTTGTTAGAAAACAATTTAATTGGGATAATGCTGTTCAAAAAATAGAGGAGGTTTATAATGCTCAAAGTAATATGTCCGAATTGCAGAAATGAACAGGATGTTGAAAAATTTAAAAGATGCATAATCTGCGGACAAATACTTTTCAAAGAAAATAAAGTAAAAGCAAAAGTAATACAAAAAAAAGTCGCATGTTCGCCTGAAGAAATAGAAAAAAAATTTAAATGCGAGTTTTGTGGTAATGAAGCAGAAACTTTAATTGATGAAACTCATTTAATATGTAAAAAATGCAAATGGAAAAGAAGCAATCCAAAAAAGTAATGATTTTAACTGATTCCCCATTTCTTTCAACGGGTTATGGTAGTGTAATGTATAACCTTTTGAAAAGATGGATTGGGAGAGATAAATTTGAATTTATTTTTATTGGAAATTCTGCTGAAAGAGAACATGAACATAAATTAGGAAAAGGAACTTACAAAGTATTGCCGAGATTTTCTGATTTTGGATATGATGTTTTAGAAAAATACTTATTAAAATTCCAGCCAAATATTCTTATCACACTTTATGATATTGGCTATCAATCTGGATTTATAGAAATTACAAATAAAGCTCATCAAAAAGGATGGAGAGGGAGATGGATTGCTTATCTTCCAATAGATACTGAAACTAAAAAAGTATTTACTTGGAAGGATGTTTTAAATGAATTAGATATTGTAGTGGCTATGAGCAAACATGGACAAAAATTTTTAAAAGAAAATTATCAGATTGAATCAAAATATATTCCTCATGGAGTAGATATTAATGTTTTCAAACCAGATATAAGCCAGAAAAAAAAATCAGGAATTTCAGAAGATGTATTTGTAATCGGAGCAGTAGGTAAAAATCAGATTAGAAAAATGTGGCCTGTTTTATTTAAAGCTTATTCAGAATTTCAAAAGGATAAATCAGATGTTAAATTGCTTTTACATGTTGATATGGATCCCAAGTCATTGGAATCAGGATGGAGTTTAAAATATCATGCAAATAAATATGAGTTTAATATTAGTTCTACAACAGATAAATTGGATCATGTGGAAAGACAATTTATTGATAATGATGCAATGGCTAAAATCTATAATACTATGGATTTATATGCTTTTCCAACTGGTGGTGAGGGATTTGGAATACCAACTTTAGAAGCATTAAGCTGTGGTATTCCAGTAACAACAACCGATTATACAACGGGTAAAGAGCTTTGCGGTGATGCAGGATTTAAGATGATTCCTATTTTAAAAGATAAATATGGAAGAAATGTTATGTGGGATGGATTGAATGGAGTTGAATTTGCAATTGCAGATGACAAAGTTTTAAAAGAGAATTTGGAATATTATTATAAACTTTGGAAAGAAGGAAAATATGGGCCAGAAAGATACAAAGCAAGACAACATGCTTTAAAGTATGATTATGATAAAATAGCAGATAAATGGTTAAAACTTTTTAATGAAATTTTATGAGATCAATTCAAGAAATAATGAATGGAAGTGGATTTAATAAAGAAGATTTTGATGCTTTTTGGTTTGCTTGTTATTTTTCATATCCTTTTTTTGCTAAACATGTATTTGGTTTTAAAGTAGGAGATTTCCATGAAGAATGGGCTAATTTATGTGAGAAATTTAAAAGAGTAGCAATAATTGCACACAGAGGTTCAGGCAAAACATTTTGGTTTGCAGGTTATTTTGTCTGGAGAGCAGTTTTTTTTAGAGATGAAGAATATTTAATTGTTTCTAATAGCTTGGAGCATTCTAAATATATTTTAAAAGTTGTTAAAAGTTTGATTACAGAGAATGAGTTGTTAAAACAATTAGCACCTTCAGATAGAAATCAAACATGGAGGCAGACAGAAATCACAACATCAACAAACTGCACTTTTTATATCAGAACATTTAGTGAAAATATAAGAGGTCTTCATCCGAATTTTATTTTTTGTGATGAAGGACAGAATTATGAGAATAAATCAATTTTTTGGCAGGTTATTAGTCCAACTGTTCAATTGAAAAATGGAAAGATATTTGTTGTAGGAACAACTCGGAGTTTTGGAGATTTATTAATGGAATTGTATAATGAGAATGATGAATATTTTTCAAAAAAATATCCTGCAATAATTAAAAATGAAAAAGGAAAAGAAGTTCCTTTATGGCCTGAAAAATATACATTAGAGAATAAAGATATTTTTAAAAAAATATCACTTCCAAGAATTAGAAGGGAAATAGGGGAAATTAATTTTGAACAGGAATTTATGTTAAATCCTGTAAGTAGCCAAACTGGATTGTTTCCTTATGAATTAATCCAAAGAAATATCGATAGTTCTCAGGGTTTTTTAGAATTCGCACAATCAAATGAAAGATATGTTATTGGAATGGATATTGCTTATTCTAAAGAAGTTAAAGGAGATTTTTCAGTAATTATTGTATTGGGAATTGATCCTCAAAGAAATAAAAGGATTGTTTATATGGACAGATTTAAGGGTAAATCACCAAATGAACAAAAAAGTATTCTTAAAAATATAATTGGAAGATTTCATCCATATAGAGTTATCATAGATGAAAAAGGGGTAGGCGAGGGTTTTTTGAGAGATTTAAAAGAAGAAGTGCATACAACTCAAATAGAAGGGAAATCATATAATCAGCCAGAAGCAAAAAATGATTTATTAAAAAGTTTGAGAAATGAGTTTGAAAACAACCGATTGACTATTCCGCATAATCCAGAACATGCTATTAGTTATGAAAGAATAAATGTTTTAATTAAAGAATTAGAGGAAACAGGATGGGTAATCAAAAATAATAAAGCAAAAATAGAAGGATTAGGAAAACATGATGATACAGTTATGGCTTTAGCATTAGCAAATTTTGCTTCAGAAGGTTCAGTAGGAAAAGTGAGTTTATCTACGCTCGATTAAATTTTGAAAAATCTATTTCTGCTTTGATTTCTTCTCCTGCTTTCCATTTTATGATAAGCTGTTTCATAATATCTTCTATAAGATAACTCATTACAACGTGTTTTTCTTTACAAAGTTGTTTGAAGTCCTCAAAGATTTTCTGATTTAAGCTTAAACTTGTAATTCCTCTACTTGTTTCAGAAATAGGTGTTTTTTCTTTTTTAATAGCTCTTTTTAATTGTCGTGTAGACCAATTATTTTCTTTTGCTTTTTTCAGCCATTCTTCTGGATTGTCTGTAAATCCTGCAATAAAATGATGTGTCCATGTCATATTTGATAATCGCTTATCATTTCTAAAAATTCCAGAAACTTTACGATAAATTCTTAATGTATTATATTCTTCCTTAACATCTTCAGCAAATTTTTGTAAAGATTTTTGTCCATATTTAACTTCAACATCTAAAGCAAGATCTCCTTTTTCCCATCTACAATCATCCTCATTTTTGATTAATTGTTTATATTTTTCAACAAAAGTTTCATAATCATTAATTTGTTCTTGTTCCATCTTTTGTTCCATAATTAATGAAGTAATAGTTTATATATAAATGTTATTGAATATCTATATATTTAGTTTTTTTGAGAATTATATGAAATTTAAGGAAATTTTAAAGAAAATAGGAAGATTTTTTTATAATTTTAGAAAAAAGAGAATAATTTTTATAGAAACAAATCAATCTAATGATGTAATTAAAGATTTACATAAGTTTTTGACTGAAGTTATTCCAGATAAAAGATTTGTAATTGTTCCTTCAACAACTGCAACAGAATTGAAAATAACAAAAAAATGGCTTTAATTTTAAATAAAAAAATAGGAAATAGATTAGGTTTAGATCCAGATTATACTCCTCATTGGACTGAAACAGATAAGCCAATAATTTCAGGATTAGAAGGAGTTAATATTGATACTCTTTATGAAGTTATTAAAAAATCTCCAGAAGTAGTGGCTTCAATTAATGCATTAGTTGAAGATATTATGTCTGATTATTGGAAATTTGAAGGAGCTAAAAAACCAATAGAAGATGCAGAAACATTTGTTGAAAATTCAAAATTTTATAAAATTTTGAGCAATGCTTTATATGATTTATTTATAACAGGAAATGCTTATATTTTAAAATTATCTGTTTCAGAAGCAAGGATTAAATCTTTATTAGATAGAATTTCACAAAATAAAGTTATGCAAAAATTTGGATTAAAAAGAAAAGAAGTTAGAAAACAAATATTTTATGAATTAAAACAAAAAAATACCTTTGTTCCAAAAGATCTGCAAAATTTAAAAGCATCTACTGTTTATATTGAATATGATGAACATGGAATTATTAAACATTATAGACAAACAGTTAATGAAAATACAGTTATATTTCAACCAAATGAAATAGTTCATTTAAGTTTAATTAATTTAGGAGGATCAGTTTATGGTTTTACTGGTTTAGAACCACTATTAAGTGATATTGCATCTTTAATATTTGCAAAAGATTATGCAGGTAAATTCTTTGAGAATAATGGTGTTCCTAATTTATTGATTAATCTGCCAGAAGCAATGGGTGAAGAAGATAGAAATTATCAAGTTCTTAAACAACAAATGAAGGAACTTAAAAAGAAAGAAAATAAATGGAGAGCTTTAATTACAACTGGCCCAGTAAATATTAATCAGATAGATCCTTTTAGCAAGGAGATGCAGTTTGTTGATTTAATCAATCATTTTACAAAAATTGTTCTAATGACATTAGGTGTGCCTCCACAAAGAATTAATCCACAAGAAACAAAAGGATCTCAAAATGAATTAAGAGCTTATGAAGGTTATTTTAAAAAGATTAATTTTTTGCAAAGATTAATTGAAGGAAGTTTAAATAGAGAGATATTCAGTGAGTTTGGAAAAGTAAAATTAAGATTTAATCGTTCTTATAAAATAGATGAATTAAGAGAAGCCAATATAGTAGCTATTTTAGCAGATAGAGGTTTGATAACAATTGAAGAAGCAAGAGAATTAATGGGAATGGAAAAAGAAATGAAAGGAGAAATTCCAAATCAAAGAGGTCAAGACAGAGATACAAGAAGTCTTAGAGGAGAAGATACAAGAAAACCAGAAGATGAAGAACTAACTCAGCCACAAGACAGACAACCAAAACCAGATAATAAAATAAGCGGAAGAACCCAAACATTTTTAGAGAAAAAATATGAAGAATCAAAAAAAGTAAGATGGGAAGATTTTAAAGCACTTGTAGAAAGAATAATGCCTTTTCAAGATGCAAATATTCTCTATCATGAAACAGATGAACAAATAATGCTTTATTTTCATGATGGTAAATGGTCTTATAAATGTGAAATAGATAAGAGAGATATAGATGTAGAAGAATTTAAATTTGATTATCTTACTAATGCTGTAAGGTTGTTATTGTAATGGTAACTCCAGTTCCTGATATAAAAAATATAGAACATAATGAAGATGCTGAAGCAAAAAAGGTTGTTTTAATTGGAAAAACAACTTCTGGTTCTTATAAAACGATTAAATTAGATACAGATGGAAGTTTAATATGAATAAACCAATTCCAGATATAGAAAATTCAGAATATAATGAAACTGCCAAAGCAAAAAATGTAGTTGTTTATGGACAGACAACAAGTGGAAGTTATGTTCCTTTATTAGTAGGAACAGATGGAAGTGTTTTATCTAATTATGTTCCATATACTGGAGCAACAAAAGATGTAGATTTAGGGAGCAAAAAGTTAACAGCAAATGAAGTAAATACCAATACTTATAATGCAAACGGTGGCACTAACTTATTTTCTTGGGACGGAAGTGAGATTGACGTATGGCAGAATATGAATTTTAATTTGAATTCAATGAATCAGGTTGATAATATTAATGTGCTTACTATTAGTGCATATGAAATTTCATCATCCTCTTTTAAGTCAGATTTCTATAATGCCGCAGACGGAACTTCTCTGTTTTCTTGGGATGGGAGTGAGATTGATGTAGCTCAGGATTTAAATCTTGGCGCAAATGATTTAACAGCAGGAGCAGTAAACACGGACAATTACAAATCTGCAAATAAGACATCTCTATTTTATTTTGACGGAAGTGAGATTGTTTTTCAGAGAAACATAAATGCGTCTACAAAGACGATTTATGCGAATGAGTTAAGAACAGACACATACAACTCAGCTGATGGAACTTCTCTGTTTTCATGGGATTCTGTTGATTCTGAGATTGATGTAGGACAGAATATGAATCTCGGCTCAAATGATTTATTTGTGAATAGTATATATTCAGCTTACACATCAGCATCCAATTATTTAATCTCTGACACTTTGAATGCTTTTTCTACTCCAATGACACTGCTTAATTGGGATAGTTCAACTCTTAACCTAATGCCAAATGCTGAAGCAGATATTGAATTGTTTGCAAATGCGGACGTTGGGAATGATGAAGACGGAAAGAAATTAAGACTCTGGAGAAGAGCTGCAGAAGGCGACACTTATATGGATTTTTATATTGATTCATCAAATAAGGGATACATCAAACTCTACACTTCAAGTTCTACATTATACCTTGACCCTATAAGTGCGAATGGAGATGTTATTTTAAAAGTGAATGGAACGGGAAATTTGAGAATTGGGAATAATGCTGGCGGTGATTTCTATGTTGGTGGAGATGGAGCTGTGAGCAAGTTGTTGGCTGTTTATAATGATATGATATTTGGTTGGAGCAGAAGGACATCTACAGGAAGCCACACAATCAAGTTTCAGGGAACAAACAATAACGGAACCTTTACTTACTTTCAAGTTAGTGGAGACCTTAATTCAAGATTAACAGAATTTTTCGGGACAAGCGAGTTCGGCGGAACAACAAACTATGCTACATTTTCAAGTAATGGACAACTGACCCTCGTCGGAACTGCAAGAGTAAGAAGAAATGTTGAGATAGCCATTGGCTCAATTAAACCTCCAGCAACTCATCCTGCTTCTTGGGTTGATTTAGGAATTGCGGGAGCGTGGAAGTTTTCTGATGGAACCACTGAAACAGTTATTCTTGTAATGCCTCTGCCTCTTGATATTGACAGAACAGGGGATGTTATAGCCTATATTGAGTGGGCTTCACCTTCTACAACTGGAAACTGCGTCTGGGAATTGAGTTATTTAATGAGAAGTGAAGATGAACCAATAGATGCGGAACCTGACGACACATTACAAGAAATAGTGGGTTCAAGCTCTACTGCAAAGGGCTTGGTGACGACAAGTTTTACAATTCCTGCTGCTGATATTTCGGACACGGATAAACTTCTTATCTTGAAACTGGAAAGAATTGGCGGAGACGCTTCCGATACTCTCGGAGATGTTGCATATTTAACAGCAATGAATTTTAATTATGTTTCAAATAAATTAGGAGAAAGTTTAGTATGAGAAAATGTTAAGAGCACAATTAAATAAACTTAAAAGGAGGTGCAATGAGAATAACAATAGATATTCCTGACGAAAAACTTGTTAGAGTGTATAAGGCACTGGAAAGTGTTAACCCTATGCCACAGGAATTCAATGAAGAGAAAAAGACATTTGAG